AACTTATATCCTTCTTTAAGAAGATTTTGCCATTCTTCTTTTTCAATTTTTTGAGCATCTCTAACCTTTTGCATTTCTTTTTCCCAGGCATCTCTTTTTTCTTGGCTATACGCAGATTCTTCTCTGTCATCCCAAAACGAACCTAGGGTATACCTAACTCCTTTAGTAATCAAAGTTACTTCGTGCATATTGCTGTGTCCTCCATCAAAAACAGCAAGTAATCCTGTTTTTGGTTCAATTGATAAATCATGACCTGGAAAACGTAACATACCTCCATCAAAATTTTCATTTAAATACAAAAAGGCAGCATACCTACTTCTTTCAAATGGACCTGAGTTTCCATTTTCATCTGTGTTGTCAGAGTGAACTCGTGCAAATGCTCCAGGCTCCCATTTTTGTGTATGATATCCAATTTGAACAATAGTTTTTGGATCTAAATCGTGTACAGAAGCTACTCCGTTAATAATTCCTTGCTTTATGCTTGAAAAAATATCTGCATCTAGACCTTCTTCAGTTATTTCTTTATCTCCATCTTTTGGAAGAATAGAGGAATAGGATTCATAAAAAGATATTGGAGTCCAAGTGATACCACCACTATCTGCTTGCCTATCTAGCACCTTAATTATTTTTTGGCATTCATCCTCAGTTAAAAAGTTTTCATAAAGAATAATGTCTTTGTTTATTCTGTTTTTATTGTTTAAGTTAGTCATATTCTTATTCCTCCTTTTATTTTTGTTCTTTGTGGATACGCATCTCTGAATTCTTGTCTTAGCTGATCTTGCATACTGTTCCAAACTTCTTTTCCGTATTTCTCTTCATTTTCAAACCACTCTGGCGATCCTTTAGAATATACCTCTAAGTACATTCTTGAAAAATATTTGTTTGCTACTGTATTTGGAATTACTCCATGCAGATATACTTCTCCATTTTCAGTTAAGAAATCTGGATGTCCAGAGGGAAAAACAATATAATCCCCAGCCTCTGGTTTATACTTTAACATTTTTTTACCTATAACAAAATCAATTTCTCCGCCTTCATATTCATCGTTAAAATATGACAAAGCTGTTATTGCAAAATTATATCCTGGCTCATGGCCTCTTTCTCTAACATAATCTGAGTGATAGCGCATTCCTTCATGTTCCTCGTCTCCCTCACCAGGAAGATGATACTTACAAATTGATGGACCTGAAAATCTCCAGGTTTTAGTTTTGTTTCCATTTTTGTCTAAAAATACTTCATCAAGGTCTACGTTTACATTATATCTAGACGTATAGTCTTCTGTTACTAGGTGAAAATTTTCAAGTACTTCTAAAATAAATTGTTTTTGATCTTCTTGTTTTTGCGTGTGTGTAGCAATCTTGTCAACTCCTGCATATCTACTTTGATCTAGGTTATAGCCTTTACATACTGGATCTAAATATTTTCCAAACTGAGACCATTTTGTCCATTTTGAAAAAAAATTATCATCTTTATTGTCTGTAGACTCTTTTAGTAGTTCGTATCCCTTTTGTATGTCTTTGTATAAATTTTTATAAACAACAATGTATGGATAAATTTCAACTGAGTCTAATTTTGTATTTTGCATATTATGGTTGTCTTTCTCCTGTGTGTTCTTTTATTTCCCAAAAAAATGGACAAGTAAATCTTAGTCCACTTTTAATTTCTGTTACTCCATGGATATAATTTTTGTCTCCTGGAAAAAAATATGCTGCTCCTTTTTTAGGTTTAAATTTTACATCCTGAAGTGGAAAATAAAGCTCTCCACCTTCATAGTCATCATTTAAATAAAATAAGCTTGACAAATCATAGTTTGGAAAATCATTTGGTAGTCCTGCATCTGGACCATCGTGAAGCTCTTTATCTGCGTGTGGGTTTTGAAACTGTCCTGGAAGCCACTTCACAATTGTTGTACCAGTTGGCTCAACAACTACTTTGTAAAACTCTTCTACAATTGGCTTTAATCTTTCAAATAGTCCTGCAATTATTGGGGATATGGATGGATCATTTTTATCTAAAGTTGGTTGGGTAGCTACTCTATCTTTCCAATAGTCTGAATCATAAACAACTGTTCCATTTTCATTTACATGGCTTTGAGTAACATCCCAAATTGTTAAAGATTTTGCTGCTTTTTCTAAAAAATCTATTTCTTTTTGAGTCATAAAATTTTCTAACTCAACAATCATCTCTTTTCCGCTACCAAAAAATCCTGAAGGAGTTATTGAGGGTGTTCTTTTTACTACAGATGGCTGATCATTATTTGTATTCATATTTAAATTATACCAGACTGCTTATGTATGTAGTTTTATTCATGGTTGCTTTTTATTGTATTATCTATAACCCTAAGCTTTAAGCTTTTTACCTCATGAGATCCTAAAGATTCACCTTTTTCATTTACTGCATTTCTATACCAATCTGTCCATTGACCAGTTTTATTTATTTCTTGAGCTGCCTCTCCATAGGATCTGCTCTCTCTTTCTTTTTTTCTATCTTTGTCTTGATATTTATTTATTTGAATTGAACTTTCATCTATAGAAGTTAAAGATATTGGAATAATTGTTGCAATTGGGGTTCCTGCTTTTATTAATATTTCTTTGTTTGAAGATCTTGCTTTAATTGCCAAAGGAAGTGGTTTGCCATAAAAAGAAGTACTGATTAGGCTAGACATAGTTTCAAAGTCATCATTAAAATAGTTAACTGGGTTTATTGTAAAAAAACTTACATTATTGTCTGTTTTAAATATTAGGCCAGTATTAAAACTTAAAGTTGATTGACCTCTTCCAGTATAGCAAAAATCATGACCTTCTAAAATTTCAACATTATCTCCAGATTGATCATTAATTCCATTCCAAGTAAAACGTATGTCTTTTGAGCAAGACAAACTCCAGCCAATCATGTTTGCCTGAGTTACGGGAAAACATCTATAAGCATGCTTTTCTGAAGTTTGATCCATCCAGTCTCTTTTTATAGACATTGGAAGTATGTCTATTTTTGAGTCAATAGTTTTTTCAACTGAAATATTCAGCATTAGTGATTATCTTCCACATACATTGCTGGTGTATGAAATTTTTTATTGTAATCTAGCATAGTAACAATAGAATATTTTATTCCTGAAGTAACTACTTCTGCTTTATGAGGATACATAAAGGTTGATGGAAAAATAAATAAATCTCCAGCTTCTGGCTTAATCTTTAAATTTTGCAATCTAAAAGATAATTCTCCACCTTCATAGTCGTCATTAATGTAAGCCACTAAAGACACTGTGCAATTATAAGAAAATCCATGATCATGATGCTCTTGAAAATGTTGTCCTTCTCCATACTTAATAAAATTAAAAGCTTCCCAATAGTTTAATTGGTGAATGTTATATTCTTTGCAATAGTCTGCTACAGCTGGTTCTTGTGCATCATATACATCTTGCCAAAGACTTTGTAGGTTTAGAGAAACTGGGCTTTTGTCTTTTTCAATGTCTGTTTTTTTAAACTTAAAATCATTACAGTTTCTGTATTCTGGCATTAGTTGTTTGTATCCTACATAGGCTGGAAGCCAGCTATATCCAGATTGATCTCCTTCTGGCTTTAAGTTGGACTCAAGCCTATTAATAACATCCATCTCTTTTTTAATTACTCCCTTGTAGCAGACAATTCCGTTGCCAAGGTTGACTTTTTCTGTCCATGTTTGCATTATTTACCCCTTATTTATATTCTCTTCTTGACCATATTTTATTTTTATATATACCGCCATCTGGTTGGCGATAAAAATTTGCGTTGTCCATAATTTTAGCATACATTTGTTTTTGATCTAAATTTTCTATTTCTTGTTGCCAATTTTCTCTTTTAAAAGGAATTATTTGTAGATATGGAGTTCCTGCTGGCAAAACTCCTTCCCATCCTTCTGCAATAAAAAATGGAAAAGTTCCAAGAATATGAACTTTATCAGCATCAACAATTCCAGTTGTATTTAAAAATGGCAAGTCAAATCTATTCATTGGTGTCATAAATAGTGCACTGTATCCCTCTGGAAGCTCTAGTCCCCAGTCTGAATACCAAGCAAAATGGTCTTTATAAAATCCTTTTGGATGCTCAAACTGTGGCATTGGTTGCCTTTGACTGCAAAAATCTTGATGTTTTGAGTCAGAAACTTTAACATCAATAATTCCTTTTTCATTTTTAAAAAATGTAAGATCACAAGGAGTCTTTAAAACATATCCTGTTGAAAATCCATCCATAATAGCAGGACAAGCTTTCCAGGTAGGTATTTTTCCATAGTCGTTAGTCGTTCCCTCTTTTGGGAAAGGACAAATTTCTTTTGGTGCTTTGTAGTATTCTCCATTTGGCATCTTTGCAAACCTATCAGCATCTTTATACCATGAGGGTATTACAGACTGTGTTGGAGCTGGTGCAGAAAAACTTTTATTGTTTAACCATGGTCTATAGGGCCTAAACTTGATTATATTTTTAATCGTTTCAAGTTTATCTGACATTTTACTTGTGGCCTAATTCATTAATGTCTGTCATAACTACAACGCAATACTTAGTTCCTGACTCTATAGGCAAGGATGCATGCTCATATATATAGTTTGATGGACAAAGAACAATATCTCCAGTCTTTGGCTTATATGTAAGATTGTCCATTCTTGGGAACTTTAACTCTCCCCCTTTGTAATCGTCATTAATATAAATTACTGCTGATACTGTGCAGTTGTACTTTGGTCCGTGGTCAGCATGAATATTAAAGTGAGAGCCTTGGCCCTCATACTTAACAAAATTAAATGCCTCATAGTATGTAACATTTATTCCCCAATAGGTAGCGTAGTCATCTATACACTTTTTTAGTTTTTCATATATTTCTTGATGAAGATCTATTAGTTCTGAATTATCTTCATTTCGTGGACCTAGGTTTTCTTGCTTGTATCTAAAATCTACACAGTCTCTTGCTTTTTTAATTGGTGTTGTAGAGTTTGTAACTTGAGCTTCTGCCCACTTGTATTTTTTTGTACCGCCTAGGTTTGACTCAAGAATTTTTATATATCTGTCAGAGTCTTTTAATGAAAAAACATTGTGATATACATCAACACCTAAACCTAAGTTTTCTGTTGATACATTATTGTCTAAAACTCTTGGTGCAACTCTATTGCTTGATGTTTCAGATCTATCTTTTGTAAACCAGTGATTTGAATTTTCATCATTATTTTTTACTTCTGGTAAAATATCATAAGTCATATTGTTCCCCTTTTTCTATAACTAATAATAGCATACTTTCTGGCAAAGAAATACCCCCTCTTGGATTTTTCCTTAAGGGGGTATTATCTTTTTATTACTTATTGTGAACTAAGTATCCGCCTGCAATAAACCAATCTTGTGGTTCACATCCAAAGCTGTATACTGTGGAGACTTCATTTACTATTGTTTTTGTTTCAACTAAAGTCTCTGTAGCATTTCCAGATTCATTTATTTTTATTAAGAAATCTCCTTCTTTAATTTCTCCTGAGTAGATAACCTCATAAGAAGAGTTTCTTTTAATAAACATTGGTTGCTCCATTGAGAACTTTTTGTCTTCTTCTCCATTAAAGAATATTACCGCAGATTTTGTAAATGGAGATGCTTGGGTAACTGTTACTTCAACTAATCCTGAAGTTAAATTCAGGGTTTGAGACTCAAAGTCACTATAGTCATAATCATATTCTCCTGAGACATCTTCTTCTGGAATCTCTTCAATTATTACTGAATAAATTATGTCTCCAACTGAGACATCTTTTGCAGCAACCAGTCCGTTTGGTGTTGCAATTAGTGTGTCCTCATGAATACAAGCAGGTGAAGTTGTTCCAAATCTTGGGAAAAACGGTGGAAAGAATGGACCGAATCTTGGAAAGAACGGTGGGAAGAACGGAGGAAAGAACGGGAAAAACGGTGGAAAGAACGGAAAGAATGGGAAGAATGGAAAGAACGGAAAGTACGGTGGAAAAAATGGGAAAAATGGGAAGAATGGAAAGTATGGAGGGAAAAATGGTGGGAAAAATG